TAAAGATAAGCCTCGCCCCAAATGGGAACAGGCATTAAAGAATCATTTAAAGGATCAGTGGGATGCACAAATTGTCAACGGCATGGAAGCAGACGATGCATGTGGTATCGCACAATATGGATCGCCTAAAGACAAAACCATTCTTATTCATCATGATAAGGATCTTAATCAGTTAGCAGGCTGGCACTATAACTTTGTTAAGAAAGAAAAATATTATGTTGATGAGGAAATGGGTATTACTTGGTTCCTTACTCAGTTGCTTATGGGCGATCGTACCGACGGGATCCCAGGGATCGATGGGATCGGGCCGGTCAAGGCAGCGAAGCTTTTATCTGGCAAGACCAGACAAGAACAAGTTGAAGCAATCCTGAATTTATATGGGTCTGAAGAAGAGATGGAAATGAATGCCAAGTGCGTGTTTATTTGGCGCAAAGAAAACGACTATTGGAAAGATCATGTCCTTAGCTGAAATCCAAGCCTATCCTAGAATTCAAAAGATGTGTAGAACTGGTAGCAGAGAGATTTGTAATCCTGCTCCTACAGACACTGATGAAGATTGGTTAGTTCTAATTAATCCTGAAGATGAGGAACATTTTATGGGTTGGTTTGAAATTGGTAATAGAGATGATGGTGCTCATATTGATGATATGAACCAGTGGTGGGAACTAGGGGGCTCTCATGTTGTAGGACGTGAGTCTGAATTTAAATCTTTCCGAAAGGGGGAGTTTAATATTATTATGACCAGTGATCCTCTCTTCTATAAGTATTTCGAAGCAGCTACTTCTGTAGCTAAGAAACTTAATCTTCTTAATAAGGATGACAGAATCATGCTGTTTAATGCAGTGATGAATGGAACTAAATATGAAGAACCGCAGCAGCAAGCTGTGTTTATGATTGAGGAGCAGCCTTTCTGAAGCCACAAAGTGCAAAGCAAAAAGGAAGAAAAGCCCAACAGCATGTTAGAGATCAACTGCTTGGAGTTTTTAATAAACTGGAACCAGACGATGTTAAGTCTACATCGATGGGCGCTTCAGGAGAAGATATTCAACTCTCCCCTGCCGCAAGAAAGTTTATTCCCTATCAAATCGAAGTAAAGAATAAAGCTACCTCTCAGATTCATACTTACTACGCACAAGCCAAGACGCATGGTAAATGGGAACCAGTAGTTATCGTACATAAAGATAGAGATATCTACTTGGCAACTATTTCTCTAGATCATTTTCTAGAGCTTATCAAGGAAAAGAATAATAATGAAAGTGCTTGAAATCCTGGTTGAAAAGGATGATGGAGGAATTGAAGTTCGTACTGAGTTCTCCGCTAAAGAAATTCAACATCTATTGCAGTTTGCGGTGAATATGTCTGCTACTGTTGGGCTTAATGCTTATAATAAGGCAGTTGCAGAACAAGATATGCAACAGGAGCTTAACGATTGAAGATTGCAGTAATTCCCGATTGTCAAGTTCGTCCCGGCGACGATACCAGATTCCTAACTAATATTGGTAGATACTTAGAAGAGAAAGAACCTGATGTTATCGTTAACATTGGTGATTTTGCGGATATGCCTAGCTTATCTTCTTACGATGTCGGTAAAAAGTCGTTTGAAGGAAGACGATATCGTGCTGACGTGGAAGCAGCAAAGAATGCTATGGCAGCACTTCTGGCTCCAATTAAAGAACGTCGTAAACGAGATATCGAAGGCCATCGATATCGGTACAATCCAAGGCTTGTCCTCACTTTGGGAAACCATGAGGAACGCATCTTACGCGCAGTCAATAACGACGCTAAACTTGATGGAACAATTGGAATTGGAGACTTAGGATATGAAGATGATTGGGAAGTCTATCCATTCCTTCAACCAGTGGTTATCGAAGGGGTTGCTTTCTGTCACTTCTTTGTTACAGGAGTTGCTGGCCGTCCTTCCAGTTCGGCACAAGCACAACTCAATAAGCAGCACATGTCCTGTGTTGCTGGTCATCAACAAGGTTTACAGATTGCAACTGGCCATCGTGCTAACGGTGATCGCCTTACCTCTATTATTGCTGGTAGTTGTTATGAGCATGATGAAGATTATCTTGGATACCAAGGAAACAAGCATTGGAGAGGAATCCTGATGCTGCATGCCGTAAATAATGGATCATTTGATTTAATGCCAGTTTCATTAGAGTATTTAAATAACAGATATAAATGAAACAATGTGGAAACTGTAATAAAGCTCTTGGATGTTTTAATGACAATCCAGAACTTATTCAAAAAGCTATTGATTACTTAGAAAGAGTAAATGACTGAAGATCCGTTCAAGATCCAAGTGGGTGGTAACCATTACGCCCACTTTGCTATCCAACCTGGTGAATTTATTTCCAAGAATAACCTTAGATGGTATGAAGGTAATATTATTAAATACGTTACCAGAAGCCGATTCAAGGGACAAATGTTGGAAGATCTGAAGAAAGCTAGACATTATCTAGATATGGCTATTGCCGAAGAAGAAGGAAGAAATGCTAAAGACTGAAGAATGTTGGATTGAAACTGCTTCTGGAAAGCACTTCAATTATTTTGATACCAAACCAGAAGATATCGACATTAATGATATTGCTCATGCTTTAGGCATGGCTTGCCGATTTTCTGGACACGTAAGCCACTTTTATTCTGTGGCCGAGCATAGCGTTCATTGTTCTTATATCGTTCCAAAGGAAGATGCACTTGCAGCACTACTCCATGACAGCAGCGAAGCATATATCTCGGATATTGCAAAGCCCATCAAAGAATATATGGGAAACTACCTCACCATTGAGGACAATATTATGCAGTCTATTGCTAATCGATTTAATTTTGTTTATCCTTTACCTAAATCGGTAAAAGAAGCTGATGTAATTCAGCTTTCTACAGAAGCCCATCATCTTCTCCCCACTAGAGGAGATACTTGGAGTATGTGGGAATATGTAAAGAGACCTGAAATTAAGAATGGGATTGCTCCCCTATGCCTTTCTCCAGAACAGGCAAAGCAATACTTCCTTGATCGGTTTAATGAACTTATTTAATGCATGAGCTATTAGAGAAACTCCGTAATCTTGATGAGATTACTCTATTGGAGTTGTTAGGTATTACATCAGATGATCTGGTTGATAATTTCCTTGATCGTATTGATGAGAATTTTGAGTATTTGTGTAAAGAGTTGGATTTTGACAGCAAAGAAGAACAAGACCGATGATTCTGGCCTGAGTCGGAATCATGGTGAGAGTGTTAAGTATAAAATTAGAAAACAAGAGGAGATCGAAGCTGATGAATTGGTTAAAGAATATCTGGAACAAAATCAAGAGTTATTTCCAGAGCAAAGAAAAGACGATTGAGGATACGGTTAAGTCAGACGTGGATTCTATCAAGACTGTTGTTGAGAATGATGTTGAGGCAGTTGAAGACACTGCTGCTAAGGTTGTTACTGAGATTGAACAAGGGGTCTAATTGATTGTCCAACGATTTAAAACAGATTTTGCCGAACGAATTTTTCGACACAAGTACGCCCAAGGACCAAACGATTCTTGGGACGCTCTCGCTGAACGACTCGTTGCTGATGTTTGCGGACCGCGAAGACCTGGAGAAGCTTGGTTTATGTCAGATGGAGATCGGAAGGATCTTGTCGAAGACATTAAGCAAATGCGATTCATCCCTGGGGGTCGTTATTTATACTATGCGGGACGACCCTACAAAGCGTACAATAACTGCTACTTACTGCGTGCAGAAGAAGACACAAGAGAAGAATGGAGTGCAGTAACCTGGAGAGCAATGTCATGCCTGATGACAGGTGGTGGAATTGGCATTGATTACTCCAGACTACGGCCTGCTGGCAAGCCTCTATCTCGAACTGGAGGAATCGCAAGCGGCCCTATCCCGCTCATGTATGCTATTAATGAAATTGGCAGAAACGTCATGCAAGGTGGAAGCAGGCGCTCAGCGATCTATGCATCACTCAATTGGCAACATGAGGACATTACTGAATTCCTTAGAGCGAAGAATTGGTCAGCTACCATAAAGCAACTGAAGGAACAGGATTTCAATTTTCCTGCTCCTTTGGATATGACCAATATCTCTGTCAACTATGATGATGCAGCCGGTGATCTCAATCAGAATAAAGTCTTCCTCGAAAACTGTAGGCAGGCTATGGAAACTGGAGAACCTGGTTTCTCCTTTAATTTTGGATCTAAACAGAATGAAACTCTTCGCAATGCCTGTACTGAAGTCACTTCCGAAGATGATTCTGACGTGTGCAACCTCGGTAGCATTAACCTTGGAAATATTGCTTCTATTGAGGATTTCGCAGGGGTTGTCAACCGAGCAAGTAAGTTTCTTGTATGTGGGACTCTTCGTGCTGATCTTCCTTATGAGAAGGTTTATCGAGTGCGAGAGAAAAACCGGAGACTTGGCCTCGGGCTTATGGGAGTGTCTGAGTGGTTAATGCAAAGAGGCTATGATTATGAGGTAAACAATGAACTCAAGAAATGGCTTGATGTATACGCCAACGAATCCGAACGTTCAGCTAATGAGCACTGTGATCGATTCTATATCAGCCGTCCAGTCGCATATAGAGCAATTGCTCCTACCGGGACCATTGGTATCCTTGCCAGTACCACGACAGGAATTGAACCTTTGTTCGCGGTTGCTTACAAGCGTCGTTACCTCACTGATGGAACGAAGTGGAAATACCAATACGTTGTTGACGCAACAGCAGATCGACTCATTAAAGAATATGGAGTTGATCCTGAAAAAATTAGAACAGCATACTCTTTAAGTTCTGATTACGAGCGTAGAATTAAATTTCAAGCAGATACCCAGGATTATGTAGATATGAGTATTTCTTCTACTATTAATCTTCCTTCTTGGGGTTCTAAAAATAATAATGAATCTAAGGTTTCTGAATTTGCAGAAACATTAGCTAAATATGCTCCTAGACTCAGAGGATTTACAGCCTATCCAGATGGATCTCGTGGCGGCCAGCCAATTACTGAGGTTCCATACTCAGAAGCAGTTGGTAAAACTGGAGTAGAGTATTCAGAAGTTGATATTTGTGAGTGGACTGGCCATGGTGGATCTTGCGGCGTCTAACATAGCTTGGGCTGCTGGTTTAATAGAAGGAGAAGGATGTTTCACAATCCATTCAGGGCATCCTTATTTCCTGATTGATATGTGTGATAAAGATGTATTAGAGAAATTTCAAAAAATCTTTCCTAATAGTACCTTTAGAGGCCCATATATTGATGTTAAAAATCCACAATATAAACCTAGATATAGAGTAGATGCTTTTGGTCCAAAATGTGTTGAGATTATGGAAGCTATTTATCCTTATATGGGTTTACGTAGACAATTAAAAATAGAAGAATTAAGGAAATTAAATAACAACAATCGCCTGTAACCTAAAGTCTATGGCCTCAGATCACCAGTATAACCATGCTGGTGGTCTAGTCTTCAAAGGCAACCATAAGATGTTAGTGTTAGAAAAAGAAGTAGCTGATGCTCTGTTTGGAGCTAAGAAAGCTATCGTAGGTTATGCAGGATCTGCTGATTCTATCGGTGCTGTATTCCAC